TCGTCGATATTCAGGTAACTTACCGTTAACCATGTAAATCGTATGGCATCGACACTGGATATCCATTGAAGCAACGCCCCACAACCTCGGTGCTTTTGATTTCCACTTACCGTAATGATAATAACCATCTTTGTCAGCTTTCTGGCCGTCTAACTTTCTATGCGACTTCCTCACTCTGGTATCAAGCGAGGACATCCATACTTTGGTTAGCCGGACTGTTTTGCTTGCCTGTTCTTCAATGGCTAAATCAACCTGCGATTTAACTCGGCCACCTTCAGTACGAGCAACTAGGATAGCTTTCTTTCGGGTCCATCCCATAGCGTTCTCAATTCTTATAGCCATGTCGGTGTAGCTTTCTCCAACTTGTAGGCTCTGTGCTATCTCGATGTTTAACCGCCTGATAATGTCGTTCCTGTGTGCCTCAAAGACTTTCGGTAACGTCAAAAACTCAACAGGATTAGTTAACGCTGCCTGTATCACTTCAACAGATGGTATTTTAAAGCCCATTTCCTCACCTGTAGACTGCTGTAAGAGATAAGCCATCAATAAGTATCTCTCGATGTAAAGTCGCTCTTGTGAAGCTTGTATGAGCTTAATAATCTGTTTGTAATCAGCGTTTAACTGTTGAGCAATCAACTTCATTTCTTGGTTAAAACGATTGTATTTATTAACGTCGGTCCAAGTAGCTTGACCGTTCTTTCCAAACTTCTGATGCATGTCTAACAGCTGGGCAAGAATAGACTTTAAACGTCGTGCAAACACTACCTCAATGTCAGTCTCTACTTTTGACTCCAATCCATCTAAGATACGATTGATTTCCTGTTGATTCATGTTTCATCAACTTCTTTCGGATCATCGTTATCCTCGTTCAAAGGTTCAAGCTCATTTCCATACAATTGAGCATCCTTCTGTATCTCTTCAAGTTCATAATCCACATCATCAACAATCGATAACTTAGAAAGGCGAGTACGCTCTGACACTAATCCTTTTAATGCTTGAGACGCTTGAGCTTCAGATAATAAATCTATAGGAATATTTCGCTTATATTCATACCAAACTTTCAAGTAATCGTCCTTTGAGCAAATACCTTTCTTGGCCCATGCACTACATAGCACTTTGAATTGGTAGCGAAGAGCAGTCGTAAACTTTCGCTCCATCGTTTTACATTTGTTCTCAAGTGCCATAAGCTTATACTTCATAGCCACTCCACTTGCATTACCAGCAAACGATTCATCACTAAAGTTCACACTTTTTGCTAGGCGCATGATGTTCTCTTCTAAGCGATCCAAGTGGTTCTCAATCATTTGATCATTGACGTCTTTGGTTAGATATTTAATGTCATCATCTTCACCCATCAACTCAAAGATGCCAGTTCGAGCAACCTTCTTAGCGTCCTCATCATCCATTCCCATGCCTTTAAGTACTAGGTAGGCCAAACGGAATTGTTCTATTTCGTTGGATGCATCAGATAGAGTTCTATCATAAGCATCGATGAGGTTATATACCTTGTCTGCATCACCCTGTAGTTCCTCGTTATTGGGAACTCCGAATAAAGGGCAATAGTCGAATAAGTGCTTCCTTTCATCTTTCAAAACAAAAGGTGAATCAGCATCAGCTCGAGTATAGAGTCTTTCAGTAGTAGCATCGTAAAATACTAGCTGCTCAATCTCTACTTTTTCTCCATTAGCATCGAGTTTAGCACTTTTGAAATAACGTAAGGCGTATTTCGGTTCACTGACATCTGCTGTTTCTGATAGGATGATAGTTTCCCACGGATCAATGACCGTTGCTCTCTCATTCCCATCAGTATCAATGTAAAGTAGTCGTGCTGAATAACCACAAATAGCTGTTTTCTTCCCTGACTCGCTGTCCAAATCATCAATAGAATTACGCAAATTAAAAAGCTCAATTGCCTCAGATAATTTATCAAGGCTTTGAGCTTGCTTGTCTACTACGTATGAAATTGGATTACCGAACATGTAGCCTACCTTTGTGTCTACTATTTCAGCATCTAAAGGATTATTAAGTGTATTATTCACCTTGTCATCAACACGCACCACATGATCATTACCTTGAGCATAATCGGTTGGTTTACGTGTTAAAATCGGTACTGCTGATAATTCTGCTTTATAACGGTTGTAGTTTAATAACCTTTTATTTCGTTCAGCTTTAGTTTCTGAAACGAGCTTATCAAGTAATAAAGGAGTAACGCCTTTCTCGTCGATATAAGCAATGTATTCGTTCACTTTACCCCCTCCTTATTTTGAATTGACACCTTTCACACTAGCAACATCATAATCATCCAGCCCATACCACATTGCTGAAAATGTATGAGGATCAATATTAAATTCGTCTTCATAGATTTCATCTGTTTTAGGATCTTTCTTGAAGGTTAGCTCCTTCAATTCTCGAATTGTATTCACACATGAATCAGAACAAATGATTCGCTTGAAACGTTTCATCTTCTTTGTGTTCTCAATACGTGTTAGCTTCTTACAAGCAAACATACGAAAGCCTCGCTGCTTGTAGTAAGCAATTGTTTTTGGCTCGGCATTATCAGCTTTAATAATGGATTTCTTAAGCCCTTCTTCCTCAAGTTCATCGGCAGTTTTATCATCAGTCATACCTCGTTTGTAATACTCCCAGTAGATGTATAACCACTTCTTCTCATGGTCTACAACCATACGTAAAAGAGCATTGTAGGAATCGACAAAACCAAAGTCCATGCCGTTCTTTCCAATTGGTTTTCTAATCGCGGCTATCTCAGCCATTACCTCGTCATGAGGCTTTGTCTCAAACTGCGGGAGCACTAATACTCCATTGACACCGAAACGCCCTTTACGTGCAATTCTATAAAGATCAGGATCATATAACTCCATCTCATCAAGTTGTTCGATATAGCTTGCTGGCAAAAATAAATTATCATCTGCTGTTGAGTGATGATAATATGTGTTATTCACTATGATGGTTCTTAGCTTGTAAAGTTCCTCGTCATCTAAGACAAAGTAGTCTTCTAGTTCGTTTTTAAAGAAATGCTTGTACACCCAATTCCCTTTAGAAACTGGATTGGTAGAGAGAATAATAAACAAGTCTAGCGTTGGATGTCGCAAACGGCCAAGTAACTCTTTAAACCCGGCATACTTAATCTCACTACATTCCTCCAACCAAATGAGAGAAATATTATTGATGGATTTTAACTTTTCAGGTTTATCCATCCCCCGAAAAATTATCTTTGAACCGTTCGGAAATTTTACGGTCATTGGCGAAGAACTTGTCTTAACCTTGCCAGATAACCCTAAGTCCTCAATGATCTCTGTAAATAAAGAAAACGTACTGTCTCTATGCGTATCGTAAACTTCACGGACGACAAGAGCTGTACGTTTTTCTTCAAACAACTTCAAAAGTATTTTGAGTGCCACATGATATGATTTAGACGAACCATACCCTCCGACTAAAAGTTGAGTTTTGCAACTCCAGTCGAATAGGAAGTCATCAAAACGAGGATTAATTTCTTTCTCCATTACCCCTCACCTTTTCTCTTGATGACAATTTCCATTGGTCCATCACCTTTTTCATCAAGCTTTTCGATTTCAGCCTTAGTTTTATCAATGTTCAACTGCATCTGCTCAAGTTTAAGCCTGCGCTCATCATCCTCTGTTGTAAGGTCCATAAACTGCTTAACTAAGTTACGATGTTCAGCGAATGCCCTTGTCTGAGCTTTGATATAAGATTCATAGCGTTCATGAGCATAGATGACTTTAAATGTTTCGCCACTACCACCCTCACCAGATGAATAACCACTTGTTTCTTTCAAATGGTCAAATGAATCTTCAACCCACATAATCTTTTGAGCACGGATGATAGCCGAGAAGCTTAACTCGATTTGTAGCCAAAGTTGGTCAACCACATCGAAGTCCTGCAAAGCCTCCATGATTTCGACTTGTTCATCAAATAAGAATTTACTTCGCAAGCCATGAATCATAGCAGCCCTGTTCCGTTTGGTGAACTGATTCTGTGGATTAGGATTGCCACTTCTCTTCTTCACACGTCCATCCTTCTTAGGTGGTTCATCCTGTAGAATTTCATTGGTATCAGGTTCGGTTGCATCCTCACTCGAAATAGTTGCAACCTTCTTAATTTTGGTTGCATCCTTTTCAGTTGCATCCCTAGTCCATGGATTGCCGTTTTTAGAATCACGGCTCTTTTGGCTCTTTATAGTACCTAAAGGAACATCATATTTTTCAGCAAGCTTAGCTAAAGTAATCTTTGTGGTTTCCCACTCATGTTTAATTTCATCCCAATTAGCCATATCTCATAAACACCACCTCCAGTATTTAAACTCAACAGTAGATTTTAAAACTTATGACGCTCCCGCATTAAATCAATTTCATCGTTGATTTTTGACAGTAAAGATTCTTCACTTTTCTTATCATTTTCAGTGATATCATCACGCATCAAATATTTTTGTAACGCATGTTTAATTGTCATTAAATTCTTGTATGATAACTTAGGAAATGCGCCTCCCATCGTAATCACCTCACAAATATGTATGTATTTCACTCTCAAAAGCAAGTACCGACGAATCAAAGGGGAGGAAAACTCTGCTCGATACTCACTTTTCAGGGCAAAAGAAAAAGCATCCAATTAAGGATGCTAGTTTTTATTTTTATTCAAGTAACTTTGGTATTTAGCCTCTTTACCATAAAGTTGTTCAAATACTTCTTCATAATTATCACTTTCATGATTAGCCAAAGCGATTGATTCTGCGAAATGATATTCATACTTTTTATGAGGTACTATCTCATAAATTATTTGCTCAAATGAACTTTTAGATACTCTCTCGCCTTTATCGATACGATCACGATAGTCATCAAACAAATCACCGATACGTTTGTCTTGTTCTCTTGTTATATCATTATCAAAAAGTTCTCTAGAGTAAGGGTCGTTCTTAAATAAAAGTTCTTGCCTAAATTCAATGAAGTCTAATCTATCTAGCAATTCTTTTTCGTCCATACCTTTCACCTCCTAACTTACCCAATCATAACCTAGCAGATGAAATATATGTAATAACTTTTTGCTCTCAAAACCACACCAAACTCTGCCCTCTCAACTCGTAGTGTTTTGGCTGTTTGATGCAGTTTTCAAAGCAAAAGAAAAAACACCCCGAAGGATGTTTTAGAAATTCATATTGGTAATATCTCGTCAATCTAGTTTTCATTCATTATGTTTTTCTGTGTATATAAATTTTGCTACCCAGTTGCTTCACTGATAAATCATTACGGCCAACTTCCATCCGCTTAAAATAGTCTGAATCCTCCTTAGAAATTATAATCCTTCCAAGTTCATCTTCATATATATTCCACCCAAATATTAAAAAAGTTATGTTGATATGAAGCATATTTGATTTCACATATAAAAACCCAATTAATATAAAAAGTACTGCATTTGTTATCAGGGTACTTATTTTTTCCATATCTATTGCCAATAAAGGTACTATATATGTTACTAAATAACTTAATATCTCTTCGTTTTTTCTTGAAACTTGCTTACCAATTATATCATCGTTACATTCACATTTGTTTATATACACTAGTGGTAAGAAAGATAGTAAAAACAATACAATTAAAATTATATAAACTGTTAATTCAAGTTTATTTTGAATAATTGAATTTATATCAAAATTATTAAAGGGGAGTATTGAAATCGCGACAATTAAATATAAAGGTGAATACGATGAAATAAAAAGTAAAACCTTAAATAGATTTGTCACATCTCTCCCCTCCATTCCATAACTATCTTAAGTCGTCTCTTCCTTTTTCCCCATTTAATACTGTTTTATAATAAGCATCGTTAAGTAATTTTACTATATCATTTAACTGTTTTTTGTCGGTATATCTAATTTTAGATTTATCCTCATTCAGTTCTATATTCAAATCAAACTCTGTTATTATTTCTTCTACTTTAACAAAATTTTCAACGAACCTTGTCATTCTTTCCGGTTTTGACATTAATCTTGAAATTCTTTTTACAATGTTACCATCTTCAATGCTATCAATTTTAAATTGCTCAAACCCATCAATTTTATGTGTTTCTTCAAAGGAGGTCAGTACAGTATTAGCATTCTGAACGTATATAGTTTTTAAATCAAAAATCCTTTGCATTGATACGTTATTAATCACGAGTATTTCGTCTTCAAAGATAAGTAAATCAAAGCTCGGCTCTATTCCTATAAATGACTCAGTTACTTTTCTAAATGTTTGATCAGCTAATGTTCCCCATAGCCCTTTATTGAATTTTTTAAATTGAGGAATACGGTTAAGTAAATAAAGGTATTTCCCAGTTTCCAATTCAATTTCTATACAATATAAATCTTTCTTAACTTCTTCATCTACCCTTTCAAATGGTTCTTTTAAACTATTTAACAAATTATCATAAGTTACACCAACATATGATTGTTCACAGTATTCTACAACTCCGTTAGGCCGACCATTTTCATTAAACTCAATCTGTTCCTTTTCCATCAATTTATTTATAGTTGGTTGAACAATTTCAACTATTTCTTTTTGTAAAGAACGACTTAATGATGGCTTATATGAAATATAATCTAAAGCTTCTTCTGTTTTTATTTTTTCAATTAAAAAAAGTTTTACTTTTGGTGTACCGCTAATTAATTGTTCTATTAGTTTGCTATTAATAAATTCAATATTCAAAACAATCATCCCCTTTAGCTATAAGTATTTATTACTAAAATTATACAGCATATGGGTATTATATCAAATCGAAGTTGCATAAAAGAACACTTGTTCTTATTATATTATCTCACTTCATCTTCAATTTCAACCAAAAAACACCAAAATCTTTAAAGGGGCTAAAAGATTTTGGTGTTTCATTTATTAGCCTTTTATATTAATTAAGATACCTAATCTCTTAAAAAAATATGGGCCGGCCGTGTATGTCATGCTCCGAACAAGTTTGTTCAGCGCGGGTCGGTCGTCGGTCTGTCTTTCCCTAATATTTAGGTTTTGATAAATACCAAGGGAAGAAACATTTACCTGTCCGACCTCCCCTCCATTTTACACTGCAAATTTTTCGTAGGTCAAAATCGTACTTATTTGGCTATTTTGGCTAATTTGGCTAAAAATGATTTGTTTCTTTAAGCGCACATAGTCCTTAGATGCTGATAAGTGTTCAGCGATCTGTCTGTACGTCATGCCCTCTAATAAGCAATCATAAATTGTTGAAAGCTGTTCATCGTCGATTAGGTTGTAAGCCACCTCTAATGCATATACATAAGTACGTAGCTTTTCTAAGCGAGCTATTTGTCCTCGTTCACGTACATCCATTCTTTTTAACTCTTCTGCACTACGAATCGAGCTCCCTTTAGGCATTGCTGCATCTATTCCGTACTGAGCTACACCCCAAGAACCCATTGAGCTTGAACTGCCATATAACACTCTTTCTAACCGGCTGATTTCTTTCTTCCAGAAACGATAGTTTTTTACTAGATAATCAATGTCTGCCTCTGACCATACTTCTTTTACTGTTTGCCCTGTTAACATAGGTTTGCCCTCCTAAGTTGTGATATAATACCGTTATCTGACTAGCCTAGAAGGGCATAAACCAATTCGAGCTGTAGCGTG